CGTAAAGGGCGCATCAAAGAATATTATGATGCAGATGCGAAAAGCACAATCACTGAATGGTCGTTTCGATGTTGAGTTTGCTGACGGTAAGAAAGTCAAAATTCCTGCCAAGATGGCAATCGCAGTTCAGCAGAAATACAATTCTATGAAAAGACCCGCAGAGAAAGAAAAGTTTCAGGCAAAGATTGCTAAGTCTTATCGTGATATGTTGTCTGCATTGAAAGAAGCAGTGTCTCCCGCACAACAGGCAGCTATTGCTATTTCAAAGAAAGAACGTGGAGAAAAACCCAAGAAAGAATCTGTCCTAGACAGAATCGATAAAAAAATCAAGGAGAAAAACGATGGGTAAGAAATATTTTGATACAAAGGATACCACCCTTGAATCATCGATTCTGAGTGTGTGGCAGGAAGCTGCTAAGAAAAACGAAGACAAACTTGATCCAGTAAATAAAAATGCTGTGAAGAAGAAGTTTGATGATCGTAAGGACAAGGACATTGACAACGATGGTGATGTAGATAGTTCTGACAAGTTCCTTCACAAACGTCGCAAGGCAGTCTCTAAGTCGATTGCAAATGAAGGTTTAGAAGATTCTCCTAATCCTGCTAACAGTCAACATCTTTGTGCGAAGAATGTCGTTCATGAAGAGTGGGGTGCTGGTCAACCTGTTCATGGTATGCATGACACTCCTGATGCTGATGGTAATATCGCATGGTATGATGTGATGTTTGAACATGGCATTGAGAAGGGTGTTTCTATCAACGAACTTAAAGTTACAAAGTCCGAGTCTCATCATCACGGTGAAAAAAAGAAAGATGATGAAGATAAAGAAATGCTCAAGGCAAAAAAAGAAGTTAAAGAGTATTATGAAATCGGCACAGATGAGTATCGTGACCACACATTGGATGTTACGCCGGGTCAGGATGATCCTGAGTGGGTTGCTGCACGGGACTTCAAGGTTGCTTCGATGAAGGAAGCACTTGCAAAAGTTTGGGGTTTGGATGAGAAAGCACTTGACAAATCCTCTAAAGAAGAGTATGATGAAGAAGATGAGGAGCTCAAACCAGTTAAAGGTTCAAAGACCATGACAGGTGGAAAAGTTGCAAAGGTAGAAATTCAGCCTAAAATTGATGGATAAAATGAAAGACTTGTTAGAGATGATGGAGGCGTCTAAAGATGATCTCCCAGAAATCTATTGTGATATGGATCAGGTTCTATGTAACTTCATCGGCCGTGCTGAAGAAGTTATTGGTATGCCCTTTGCTAAGTTTGGTAAGGACGACCGCTGGATTAAGATCAGGAACACGAAAGATTTCTGGGCAAATTTAGATTGGATGCCGGGTGCAAAACGGTTATATTCGTTTATTCAGAAGTATGACACGCATATCCTTTCTGCTTATTCTGACCGTGATGACAATTCACGGCCGGGTAAGAAAAAATGGTTGAAGAAGAATACTAATATTAAACCTCGTAACATTAATCTTGTAAAGAGGGCAGATAAACAGAAATATGCAACTACTGATGGGAAACCAAACGTATTAATTGATGATTATAAGAAGAACATTGTAGAATGGGAATCGAAAGGTGGTATTGGTGTTCATCACACAGAAGTGGGTAAAACCCTTGCTGAGTTGAAGCGTCTAGGTTTCAAATAACATAAATAGAAATAATAATAGATTCTGGGGCGAATAAAGCAGGAGTTTTTAACATCTGCCTCCTACCTAGAAGAAAAAAGGAGAATACAATGGGTTTATGGGGAACAACTACCGCCGATGACGACAAACCAAAGTTCCTACCAGTAGACAGTAATGCTGCTGGTTCGACAGGCGCAAGAGAACACCTTATCGCGGTTAAGGGTGGTTGGGGTTTGTCCCCCGGCCTTGCTGCGTCAGGTAATGACAACACTGATGCAACACCAGAAGTTCTGGTTTGCGTTAGAAATATTGCTGAAGCAATGGGTAACGCTTCTGTTATCGGTCTTGATTGGACGGATGCAACAGTTGGTGATGCTGGACTATTCGATATTACGATTACCTTTGATGAGGCAGTTGATATTACATCTGCTGCTTGGACAAATAATCAGGTTGTTACCAACAAGGCATACATCCTGTTGGCTCGTTTGGGTATCACGGACATGGCGTCTGACAGTACAATTGCTGCTCAGTACTTCTCTGGTTCGGGAACCAACCAATTGGTCTTCCGTGGTCGAGTAACTACAAATGCTGCAGCTGGTTATATTGGATTTAATAAACTAGCAATTGTCTTTGATGGTACTGCTACACTTGATGAAGAAGACGGTCGTTCTTCTCTTGCTATGCGTCAAGAATCAGGAACTGCTGCATCTCCTACACTCGGTGATCGTATCATTCTTAATGGTAGTGCTGCTGCAACGGCAACTGTTAATGGTGCATTAACACAATCAACAACTCTTGTTGTAGATGCAGTTTCCGGTGCAACACTCGCAGTTGGACAGGTTATCACAGTTAAAGACGTATCGGGTGATGCTGCTGCAATTGCAGACGCTGATGGTAACACGGGTATTTCGACAGATAATACTCTTACCATCACAGCGGTTGCTTCTCAAACAAGTGTTACAATTAGTGAACCGATTACAGTTGCAAATAATGTAGTTCTTCTTGCATCTACAGATGGTGGTGAAGAACTCAACGCAGAAAGTATTGATCTCAGAATTGCTGGTCCTGAGTTTGCTAGTCGTACTGATGTTACTGGAATTGCCAGAGTTGGTGAAACACTGGGTGGTGATATCTTGCTTGAAGTGGGTACACCAGATAGTGATGATGGCGAAGATGCAATCCTTCTTGACGCCAGCGCGGCAGATACAGATATCGAGTCAAAACTTGACTTGGAAGACTTCACATCTGGTCTTGCTCTGTATACACAGGCAGGGTCAAGCAGTGGTAGTGCTTTGGTTCTTAATGGAATTACAGTTGCTTCAGCATAAGTTGTATAAATAAGTATACTATGTCATGTTATGAGAAGGAGAAATTATGATCGATATTGACAAGATTAATGAACGTAAACAAGTTATTGCGAAAGACATTGAAGCGGTTCGTGCCCGTATGGGAGAAGCGCAGAAGAAATTCGCAGAGGACCAATCATTGTTGCAGGCACTTATGGGTGCATTTCAACAGTGTGATGCCTTTGCAAAAGAATTTAATGATGATACTCCCAATGAGGAGAGTGATGTAGAGAATAGTGAAGACCTAGAGGACATGAGTCCCGGCGGTACTGACTAATATCTACAATAGCATTCCCACAATTTCGTGGGTTAATATAAGGAGAAGCCAAAAATGGCAGATAAGAAGATTACAGCTCTCACAGACCTTTCCACCGGAATTAATACTGCTGACCTGTTTCACGTTATCGATGACCCAACGGGTACACCGATCAATAAGAAGATTTCCGTAGCAAACGTATTCAACTACATTCCTGTTCCTCTTGCGACGAACACTGTTGAAACCGTTACCACGGCAACTGCTCTCGACTTGACGAAGGGTGTTCACATCCTTGTTAACTGCGCTACAACGATTGCTGATGCGACCATCGTTGGTCAGATTCACACAATCATTTGTAAGACTGCTACCACAACGACAGACGTTGATTTCTCAACAACTATTGGTGATTATGTGAAAGCAACTTTTGCCGCTTCTGAATCGATTCAGGTTCAGTGGACAGGTACAGACGGCTGGGCAGTTATCGGTCATGGCACGGGTGCCACGGGCGACACGGGCACAGGTCCGGTGCTTGCGTAGTAATTATTACGCTTGTTTGGTGTGGGGGGCTTGTCCCCCCCGCCATTTATAAATTGGAGAATTTAATGGTTGAAGTTTTATCAGAAGTAAATTGGGGCAAGGCAGTTGAGCCTATTACCAAAGTTTTTACTAAGAAAAAAGAAGACCCTAAATTCCTTGAAGAACAAATTAGAGATTACTATCCTTGTGACGTAGAACCGAAGGACGAAGAAAAATGAAAACATTTAAAAATTTCGTATTAGATGAAGCAACATTTAACACAACTATGAATGCGATGCATCAGGACGTTCCGACAGGTGACTATTCTGATCCCAGAGTTGTGAAAGCACTTAATACTTTTGTAGGTACAGTAACACGAGCTACGATGGATGGAACAATGCTTCCTGAGATGGTTATTAGTAAGATGAGGAATTCTCTGAGTAAGATTGGACTGACCTTTGATGAAGTCCCAATGATGGAAGGTGAAAGTGGTTCCTTCGAATTGCCCTTGACTAGTTTTGGTGGTCGTTTCGGTAAAGGTTTGGATACCCCATATGATGAGTTTGCAGAAGATGACGGTATCTCGCATCAGGTAGAGGGTGGTCTTAAATTGGTACTAGGCTATAAAATGCAAGAGGATAATTCGTGTAGGTTGACTGCTTCTATTAAATAGTATGTATGAAACTATAAGCTCTAATAATTTCATGATGTATGCGATAAAACATTATGAAAACCCTCATTGCGAAGGAGAAAAAGAGTTTCACGATGATATGAAGAGGTTTAAGTATATTAAACGTCTTCTAAAGAAGTATAAAGTGAGTGGAGTATTAAAAGAACGACTGCTTCTGAACCATATCATTATTCTTAGGAACTTGTTTGGAAATGAGGCGTGTGTTACACTTTTACTTTATAAGACACATTCAGAACATCTTGCCGCTTTAAAATCTTTCCTACTTTTCCTAAATATGATTAGTTCAGATGAACTAAAAACAATTGATCAAGACAATCATGTTTTCGATGTGTTAAGGAAAATCTAATGGGAAGAGCGATAGACTTATTCGTTACATACAGATTTATAAAACTGTTAGTCACTCCGTTTGAGAAGACTGAAGCGTATAAGCTTGGTATCATCGACAAAGATGGTAAACGTAAGACAGAACAGACAGTATCAAGAGGTGTTCGACCCACTGACCTCAATACTGCTGAGAAGAAGAACGCATACACTGTTCTTCACAAACTCGTATTCAACATCAAAAAGATTTTTGGCAAGGTGCCCGGACTTAGGACTAAGTTGGGAACCTATGCTGCAGCCCTGTTCCTACTCAAAGATACATTCAAAGAACATGTCGAAGACCCTGATGTTTTCGAGAAGGAGTTCATGAAGTATCTCAAAGAAGAGGGATACGAGATAGACAACACAATTTCCGAAGAAGTCATTGGTTTTGGAGAAGTGCTGCCTAAGGGTGAGTACACTCTAGTCAATGATATCCTAAATACTGAAGAAGAAGAATTGCAGGCAAAGGTTGGTGATAAGGTCGTTGCATTTGATGACGAAGCACCGATTGATACAGTTCTTGGAGTGGAGATATTTCCTATTGTTCATGTTAAGACACAAGAAAAGATTTACATTAGTTTGGAGGACATAAAATGAAACGCTGGTCAGAAGTATCCCCGTATAGTGGATTAGAAGAGGACGTTCCTACGAACAATGCAAGTAGTGGCGATGTTGCAATGCCACCTGATGCGGTTAAGAAAAAGAAGAAAGCTCTACTTGACCGTTCCTTGATGGATGCTCGTACTAAGGCATATCGTGAACACCGTGCTCGTCTTGAAGCTCGCCGTGCAAAACGAGAAGAGAAAAAGAACAAGAGTAAGTTCATTGAGAAGGTCAAAGAGGAAGTTGCGTCTGAGATGGCATATGGTGCTGGATACGATACAGTCAAACCAATGGCCAACATTCAACCTGTGAATGCGGGAAAGATGTCAAATACTCGTTTGCAGCATCAGCAGATTAAGCAACGTGCCGATAATCTGCGATCTGCAAAGTCTGGAACTGGATACGAACTGTATCACAAGCAGTTTTCTGGTGCCATGCAACATGCATACAAATTTGCAAAAAGCAAGGGATACACTGTAAACCCCAAAGATATTGATGACATGGTTGCATCTGGTCCAAGGAAACCAAGCAGTGGTAAAACTAACAGTTATAGCCTTGGAACAGACAAGGGTAAAAGGGTGCAAATTCAAGTTACTAATCTCGACAATAAGAGATATGAACTGAATATGTACATTACCTGATGATTAAGGTCTATCTATTCCTGATTATCATGGGTGTAATCGGCGGTGTCGGTTATGGTGGGTATATGTATTACAAGGATACTCAAGAGCGTATTGCTATTCTGACTGATAATAACGCAAAACTAGAAGTAGCTGCACAACTGCAAGAAGAAACTATTAATACGATGATTGAGGATGTTGAAAGAAATGCAGAACTAAATAAAGAACTGCAAGACAAATTACAATTAGCAGAGAAGTATGGCGACCAGTTGCGTAACACTCTGCGAAAACACAACCTAACACACTTGGCAAATAAGAAACCAAGTTTGATAGAGAAGAGGATGCAAAATGCGACCAATCGTTTATGGGACGATCTTGCTATTATCACTGACCCTAATGGGGTGCGGCCGGATAATGCCACCGAAGGTGGTGACGGTGACAAAGGTAGTAAAAACGGAAATTCCAGTAGTAGCAAGACCGAAACAAGTCCAACTAAATGACGTTAAGATTTATGTAGTTTCGAAGATAAACTACGATGAATTTATTAAGTCATATGAAAAGAAGAATGGAGCGGATTCGTACATTGCGCTATCAGTGAAGGACTACGAAAACCTTAGTCTAAACTTTGCTGAACTGAGACGATATATAGAACAACAGAAGCAGATCATTGTCTACTACGAAAATGCAGTAGCACCGAATAAGGAAGAGGAAGATGGGAAAGTTCAATAATAAAATTTCAGCTGAATATAATCCACCGAAGTGGATTCTGGAACGTGCTTTGTCATATCAGAATGATGAGATTGAAGAGTCACCACTACAAGCAGTTGGTGTGAAGTGTCCTGCCAGTAAGATTACCTGTAAAAAAGGATTTGAAACAGACCTTGCTAGTGTACCCCGTGCAATCTGGTGGTTGATTTCTCCGTGGGATATTGCTCGTGCTGCTATCATTCATGATCTTCTTTACAAACGTATTCGTGAGTATCGTGCAGAAGAGGGCGATCTTGAAGCACACCCCACAGCAGACACAGTTGTTCGTAACTATAAGTCTGCAAAGAAAGCATCAGACAAAGTGTTCCTGATGGCAATGAAAGACGCTGACCCTGCCGTGCCGAAATGGAAGATGTACTCTGCATACTATGCAGTCGTTCTGTTCGGCCGTTGGTCCATCATCCCAAGAGAGGGTGACGAATAATGATGACAGACGCAAAGGAGTGGGGCATGACGTACTGTAAAAATTGTGGACACCCATCTCATTGCGGTGGACCTCTACAAAAAGAATACCGTGGATATTCGGGCGAAGGCGGAATTATGGGTATGATAGAAGTATGCAAGTCTTGCCGTTGTGAGAAATGCATATCTCCTGATTGGGGTTGATATGTGGTTCTTTTTAATTAGTAGTATTGCCTCCAGCATTATTGGTAGTGCCGCAGATTCTTGGTTCGCAGAAACCAAGATGGGTAAATGGTTCTACCGTAAGGTTGATGATGTTGCATCATGGGCATCTAGGAAATTGGGTTTGAAGGTTCTTCAAGATGAGACAAATTGGAAGACGAAATACCCAAATGTCGCAAATAAAATGGACGACCTAGAAGCCAGAATAAAACAACTAGAGGAGAAAAAATAATGGTTAATTGGATTAAAAATCGAGTAATGGAACGTACTTCATGGGATGGCGGCGCAATGATTGCTGTTGGTCTTGTGGTGTTGTTCCTTGGACCATTTGCAAAGTATGCTGCAATGGCAGCTATCGCATGGGGTGTTCTAACCATGTTGAAGTCCGAAGACTAATATCATGGCAGAGTTGGAGACAGAGGTTAAACTTCTCAAAAAGGAGTTGCAAGACCAAGCAAAAATACATGATCGTTTGGACGTTGCGATTGAAAAACTAACTGATGTCTCCAATTCTATCCATCGTATGCTTGCTGTGCATGAAGAGAAGATTGCGCGACAAGAGGAAGCAACAATCGAAGCAGACAGGAAACTAGAAGACCGCCGCGCAGAGTTGGCTGCCAAGATAGACGAACTACACTCCCGTATCACCACAAACACAAAAGAGATTATGACTGCTGCAGCTCAACAGCACACACAACAGAACAAAGAGATACAAAAGATTAAGGACGAACTTGCTGCAAGAGTAGGCGTCCTAGAGAAATGGCGACATGTCCTTATCGGATCATCAATCGTCGCTGGATTTATTTTACATAAAATGGTCAATCTTACTTGACATTTTACCACAGGGATGTTATTATCTGTGGATGTCTTATATTGATACCAAATACCTAAACATTATCAGTCCATACCTTCAGCAGTTCAAGAAGAAGGGCGATAATCTATGGAACTTCCGTTGTCCCTATTGTGGGGATTCCCAGAAATCAAGAACTAAGGCTAGAGGGTTTGTCTTTCGCAAGAAGAATGACCTGTTCTTCAAGTGTCACAATTGTGGAGTTGGCGCGTCTTTGGGTAATCTTGTCAAGACCGTAGACTCAAAAACTTACAAAGACTATATATTTGAACGATACAAAAAAGGGGTCGAAACTCGTAGTAGTCCTCAGCCGGAGTTCAAATTCAATGCACCAATGTTTCGCAAAAAGGGTATCCTTGAAGGTCTTCAATCTATTAAGAACCTGCCTGATGACCACCCAGCGAGACAGATTGTTGAAAGACGAAAACTCCCTGTGGAATCGCTCTCCGATTTGTATCTATGCGAGTCATTTTTTAAATTCACGAATTCGATAATCAAAGGTAAGTTTCCTTCTTTGGATGGTGATCATCCAAGGTTGCTTATTCCGTTTCGTGATGAGAGTGGTGAAGTGTTTGCGTATCAGGGTAGAGCCTTTGGTAACGAACAACCTAAGTATATCACCATCAAGATTGATGAGGAGCGTGAGAAGATATTTGGTCTGGATAAGGTAGACAAAAGCAAACCTATCCTTGTTGTCGAAGGCCCATTAGATAGTCTGTTTCTAGATAACTGTATTGCGGTTGCTGGTGCAGACTTTAGTAATATAAAGGGTGACCTCACGGTTATCTACGATAATGAACCTAGAAACAAGGAGATCAACAAACAGATAGAGAAGACGATAGATCAGGGGAAAAGCGTATGCCTGTGGCCTGATCATATGAAGGAGAAGGATATCAACGATATGATTATCGCTGGTTATTCTAAGAAAGAAGTACAAGAAATCATAACAAACAATACCTTCTCAGGTGCATCAGCAAAACTGAGGTTCGCAGAGTGGAGAAGGATATAGGAGCAAGAAATGAAAGTCGCAACCGCTGAAGTTGTATACCTCGAAACCACAGAAGAATACGTTGGGATCAAAATAGACAGAACAAAAGATCAATCTCTATCAGAACAAGCTAAGAAGTTACTTACAGATTACTACCAGACAAAGGATGAGGTATCACCACAACAGGCATATGCAAGAGCAGCGGTTGCGTATTCATATGACGACATGGAACTTGCTCAGAGGATTTACAATTATGTAAGTGATGGGTGGTTCATGTTTGCGTCACCTGTGTTATCCAATGCTCCTATGCCGGGTGAGAAGGTAAGAGCTCTTCCTATCTCTTGCTTTCTTACATATGTCCCCGATACACTGGAAGGACTGATTGACCATTCTGCTGAGTTGCGGTGGTTGTCAGTCAAGGGTGGTGGAGTTGGTGGACATTGGAGTGATGTCCGTGCAGTGTCAAATAAGGCCCCCGGCCCAATGCCATTCATTCATACAGTGGACGCTGATATGACCGCATATCGACAGGGGAAGACCCGTAAGGGGTCATACGCTGCATACATGGATGTATCCCACCCTGATATTATTGAGTTCCTTAATATGCGTATTCCTACAGGAGATGTCAATCGTAAGAACCTAAATCTGCACCATGCGGTGAATATCACGGATGCATTCATGCGAGCTGTAGAGCGCGATGAGATGTGGGACTTGGTTGACCCAAACGAACAGGATGCGCGTGACAGTATGCGAGCAAGGAAGTTGTGGGAGACGATCCTAGAGATTCGTTATCGTACAGGCGAACCATACCTTAACTTCATTGATACTGCTAATCGTGCATTGCCACAGACCATGAAAGACAAGGGATTGAAGATCAACGGGTCTAACCTATGCAATGAGATTCATCTACCTACCAATGATGACCGCACAGCTGTGTGCTGCCTGTCATCTGTCAATCTGGAGAAGTATGACGATTGGAAGGATACTACAATGATTCGTGATCTTGTTCGATTCCTAGACAACGTGCTTCAGTTCTTCATCGATAATGCTGGTGACGAGATTAGTCGCGCAAGGTATTCTGCTACACAAGAACGCTCTCTTGGTTTGGGTGCGATGGGTTGGCATTCTTATCTGCATAAACACCATATTTCTTTTGATTCAGAACAAGCTCATGCAGCAAACCTTCTTATATTTGATAGAATTAAATCGGAAGCAGTTTCAGAGACAGAACAACTTGCGAAAGAACGTGGAGAATGTCCTGATATGAAAAGTACAAGACGGCGTAACTCACATCTTCTTGCTATTGCACCTAATGCAAATAGTTCTATTATCTGTGGTACATCACCATCTATTGAACCCAGTAAGGCAAATGCATACACGCACAGAACCCGTGCTGGTTCACATCTGGTTAAAGACAAATATCTTGAAGAACAGTTGGAGAAAATTGGTAAGAATGATGCGACAACTTGGAGTTCAATCATCACCAATGGTGGTTCGGTTCAACACCTAGATTTTTTGTCTGATAATGTGAGATCAGTATTTAAAACTGCAATTGAAATTGACCAGAACGCAATCG